AGAATTGTAAAGGGATACGGAAACCCAGAAGATATAGAGGTAGTAACTTAAATGGCATCCACTCGTTTATCATACCCAGAAGACATAGGTAGTGCATTAGACTACATGAAGATAGAATTTGGTGAATATAAAGCACCATATGGAGGTGCAGATCCAAAGAAAAACCCCTCCACAACTGCACCCGTTTCGGGAACAACATATTATAGTCCTAATGTGAGTTTTTCACCATCTGATTCACTATATTTAAATATGCCAAGTGATATTGGTTCTAATTTTGGTGGTCAATGGGGAGGAAGAGACATAACTGCTCTTGCTGGATTTGGATTGAAGAATATTGCTGCTCCAATATCACAAGCAGTTTCTGGTAAAACTACTCAAGCAGCAGCAACTATAAAAAACTGGTTTACTGGTCAGACTATAACAAATGCTGCAACTGCTCTCGCTGAAGATGCACTAAAAGAATTGGGGAATCAATTTGCTAATCTTCCTGGTCTAGGTTCTAATCTAACCGCCAATGATGTGTTAGCATTAACATCAGGTACAATAATTAACCCAAATACAGAACTTTCATATGGAGGAGCAGGATTAAGATCACATGGGTATAGTTTTAAAATGATACCCCAAACAAAAAATGAAGCACAAAATGTAATAAAAATTGTTGACAGATTTAAAAGAGCATGTGCTCCCAAAAAAAATAGCGTCAAACTGTTTGGTCAGCAAGTAACAAACTTTATTGGATTACCAGATATAGTACAAGTAAAATTTATGAATGCTAGTGGAGAAAATATCTATCTACCTAGATACAAACCATCTGCAATCACTAGTGTATCGGTAGACTATATTACCGAAGGACAGTATGTAGGAATGAGAGATGGTGAACCTATAGGTGTATCACTAACGATTGCATTAATGGAACTAAAGATGATCTTCTCGGAAGAGATAGGTTCAGGAGCAACAAATTACAGATAAGCCATGGCATACTTCGATTTAATTCCAAATATAGAAATAGAAAAGAGACCGTTAACTTTTCCGTTCTCGGAATCTCAATACGATCTTGCGAAAAATTTCTTTAAGAGAAGCAAGTTAACACAATCTTCATACAACTATAATGTTTTCTTCAGTGAATATCAGTTGACTGATAATGATCGTATTGATTACCTTGCTTACAAAACATATGGAAGATCTGATTTAGATTGGGTAATTCTATTGACAAACAATATAATTAATCCGAACTTTGATTTGCCTATGAAGGATAACCTTCTATATGATGCCGTAAATAAAGCCTATGTAGATTCTCCTGGTAATCAATCCAACGAACCAGCTGATAGAATTCATCACTACGAGACATTGCAATTGAAGAATAGTGCTGGTCAGATAGTTCTAGCAGAAGGATTGAAAGTAGAATCTTCTTTCTATAATGGCACTTACAAATACTTCGATAATGGATTAGTTCTAACCAAGAGTGGATCAGAAGTTTCTATCCCCGTAACAAATTTTGATTATGAGAAAAGACTTAATGATCTAAAGAGAAAAATCTATTTGCTAAGACCAGAATACATACAAGATTTTAAAGAGAAATTTAAAAATAATCTCAAGTATTCTCGTTCATCTGCTTACATCGATAAGAATACAAAGAAAGCAGGCAAATAAAAAGGGGGTCACTGACCCCCAAGTAATTCAGTCTTCCTCAGCAAGTCGAGCGAAGTAACTCAGCGCATCATCATCGTCGTCATCAGCAGCACCTACGGTTGCAGCAACCTTAAGAAGTGCAGGTTCACGGCGAGGAGCAGGAGTCACAAACTCTTCATCCTCGTCTTCATCCATGGTCTTAACCACAGTTGCAGCACGAGCAGCAGCAGGAGTTTGAGTGATGCCCAGAACAAGATTCAGGCGTTCTTCAAGTTCTTCATAGGACTTGAAGTTAGACGGCGCGACAAACTCTTGGAGAGAGTATGCTTTACGCCAGATGTTTTCAAGCGCAGTATCATCCGCTGCGAGCGCAGACGGGGCGGCGAACTCAGACTTATCATAGTTCCAATAACCAGCAACGTTAGTGATCTTCAGTTTGAAGTTGGCACCTTCCCAGAGATCAAAAGGATTCACAGGAGATTCATCTTCAAACTCGGGTTGCATAGCAGCAGTAATCTTATCAAAGATCTTCTTGCCATACTTATAAAGGAACACTTTACCTTCGTTCTCAGGGTTTGCCTTGTCACTCACAACATAGATGTTGGAATAGTAAGACAGTTTACGCTTCTGTTTGCGAGCAGTTTCTTTGTCAGAATCACGTCCACTGTTCCACAGGCGACGATTAACTTCTCCAACAGGATCTTTCTGACCGAGAGTAGTCAGAGAGTTTTCGATGTACCAACCACCATCACCTTGGAAGGCATGAGAGTACAGTTTAATAAAGGGCAGTTCCTCACCGTCAGGGGCAGGGAGGAAACGGATCACGGCAAATCCATTACCAGCGGCGTCAACGCTGGGTTTCCAAAAGCGATCATCGCCAGTGGAAGTAGAGTTTGCTTTCTCAAGTTCTTTAGTGAGAGAAGCAAAAGAATTTTGGGACTTGCGCTTAAGATCTGCAAAAGACATAGGATTACCTCGGATTTGTTTAGATTTGGTCTGTGTGACGCCTGATCACTTAGTCATCATACCATGGGCAGAGGTCGGCGTCAACCCTCTGCCTCGATTTCCCGTTCAAACTGGTCTAGTTTGTCGAGCATCTCACGCATGAGATCCAGAACATTTTCTGTTTCCCACCAACCATACAGCATCTTAGCACCTTCTTCGATCTGCTCACACATATCAACAGCGCGAGGATCATCTGAAAGTTTCAAACGCATATAAAATACTTGTTGTTTTTCAACAAGTGCTCGCACAGTTTGAATGTACTCAAGTTGATCTTCTTTACTGCCCCTCATCGGACCAGCAAGGGTGAGTTCCATTGCTTTCATTTGCAGGAACTCCATTTCTCTCGCCTCATTACGGACGATATCAGAATCAAAGAAGTCGCTCATACCAACATTAGTTTTGCACGGGATGTTTTTTTAATGAAGTTCAGTTGTTGAGCTTCATGTTTTAGTTTTTCTTTTAGTGGTTTTGAAATTAACTTGGGCACAGTTTCCAACTCAATGTCATTGACATCGCAATAATGAATGATAGCATCAATATAGCTCATTGAATCACTGTTCACAAGTGTCTCAACTTCCGTAGAGAATCTTGCAACTGTCATAAATTTATCCTCGAATATATTATCCTCCATAGATCTCTTGGTATAGTGAGCGTAGTTCTATAAAACGTTCCAGATAATATTTTTCTGGTTTTTTGATAACGACTTGTGTATTGCCGTCTTCACAAGCAACGATGGTAACGAGTTGCTTTGTGCGTGTCTTATATAGTTCATAAAACATACACCCATATACAGTCTCTTGGATGTAATAATCTTCCATCCAGTCTTCACGCTTCTCTTCCTTTGAGGTTTTGAAGTCAATGATAGATGGAACACCATCAAACTCACCGATGCAATCGACTCGCCCAGCTACTTCCAAGTGATCAGAATATAATGCTGCTTCTTGTAAATAGACTTTAGTGATTCTATTGAGTGTTGGTACAGCATTTTTAAACATCATAAGGGGGAGGGGTTGCCCTTTGAAGTTGTTCTCATTATAGCAGTTATTGAGCAAATCTTCAACCATCTTGTGAAAATTTGTACCACGGGTAGCAGCACGGGTTGAGATTGCCTGTGCTTTATCATGTCCAACCCGTTGTTTCCACTCGTTGAGTTTCTTTTTCTTCTTCGGACACACACCTAGAACTGTGGTGATCGAAGGATACTTATTACCCGATGGAGTTGGATAAAGCCTACGACCATCCACCATGACAGCTTCCAGTTCAATAGGAGTGAATGACGAAGAATGAAGAAACATTAGAGACCTAAATTAATTTTACTAATAATATAAGAACGAACAAGACCAGAACGAACGATGTCTTGCACACCAAACTCAATGGAGGAGAACTCTTCCATGGTGTCAATAATTTTTTGGAAATCAAGGATACCATTGCGTTCGTTGGTACGAATTAGATCAGTCTGTTGAACATCACCACAGAACATGATCTTACAATCCTGACCGACACGAGTGATAATAGAATCAAGTTCATGGAAGTTCAGGTTTTGCATTTCATCAACGACGATGATGCAGTTATCCATTGTAGTACCACGAAGGAATGACGTAGACCAGAAACTAATCGTTCCTTGGTTCTTCAAGTTTCCATACAATAGTTCAAACTCCTCATCAGTAGGAAGTTCAAACATATACTTTACCATATTCTTATATGGAATTTGATAAAGGGAAGACTTGTCTTCGTGATCACCAGGAAGGAAACCAATCTCCCTAGTAGCGACCAGTGAACGCACAATATATACCTTCTCGTATGGGGTATTCTCGTTAAGAACATCTTTCAATGCAAGATAAAGTGCTACGAATGTTTTGCCAGTTCCAGCGGCACCATAAGCAAACAAGTGCTTATCGTTCTCCCACTCTTCAAACATCTTGCGTTGTGAATCGGTAAGTGGTTCAATGTCTTTCGCAAAATATTCTTGATTCAAAGGCTTCTTGCGCTTCATCTGTTTCACGCTCATTCCATTTGGAACGGCTTGCTTGGTCTTACGATTTCTTACAGGCATAATTAGATTCTATTAACGGTGGAACCAGGAGTATCAGCAGCACGATTGATGATATGTTTCCAATCGCTCGATGTTTTATTTTGCCAGTTTCCTACTTCAGAGACTGCATGTAGTAGTGTAGGCATCTGAGTAATGTGAGGATTAGCTGCTAGATACGGTTCTCTTTCCGCCATCAACATCCACTTCTCAAACTCTTCACCTGTATTGTTATCCTTGAATTTGTATGTTGGCATCTTCAATAAACCATGATGGGGGTGTAGATGGAGACTTCCAAGTAGCGAACGCAACTTTGTCTCCGATATAATAATTTCGATACGACTGGATTGAATCTCCAGTTACTTTGTATTTATCAGGCATCGCAGGAGGTGGATCTTGCCATCCATTATCTTTACTGTTTTGTGGTGCTCGCCAAAGATAACTAATCAAGCTTTCGCTTTTGTGATACTTACCATAACGACGAGTGTATTCTACACAGCAATGCTGGAACAACTGAAACAACCACTGATAATGTGAAGAGGATTGCCTTACCCATACAGCAGATGGATGGTTGATGTGAGCTGCTTTATATAGAATATCTTCTCTTGGATAGTCTAGTCGATAACGCTTGACTGTCTTACCCTTAGGAGATTTTTGAGTATAAGGAATGCCGTCAAGCACACGATGAGCAGTGGAAAGAAGCTGAGCATACTCAAGGATCATTTTCACAACATGCTTATCACAGTGCTCGGCGGCACAAGTTCGCGGATCGTAACTTAGGTAGAAAATATTCACTGGGATATTTCGTGTTGGGGTGTCCTTACTAGTATATCAGGGTTTACCCATTTCCGCAAGGGTCCAGTCACATCTCTATACTCTACCAGATGATGTCCAGTTAGATCGTCTGTTTCAACGATCTGACAAGTAACAGGGACACCATCAATAAAACATTCATACAATTCACACTGCATTTTACCACTCCATTGCTTCTGCAACTGCTGGAAACTGTTCCTTAAACACTTCTCTACACTGCTCAGCGATATCCATGTGCTCTTTCTGAGTACCATGGGCAGAGCGAAGGTCGATGTAGTGCAACCATGACCTGCATGATCCCGTCATGTAGATCCGTGTGGGGGTTGCTAGGGGCAGCACGAACCTTGCACACTCCTTAGCAACTCCCGCGTCTAGGAGGCGCTTGTAGAGGTTGTTGGCGGCGGTAAAGTGCTCGGCAATCTCGGTCTGAAACTTGAGTTTCACATAGTCTCCAAGATCATCAGTAGAATTTTGACGATTCTTTGTATCCTGTTTACGAAGGTCAGGCACAGGAATACGCTCAGTGATTAAATTAGTATCAGCATAGCGTTGTGAAAATTCCTGGAATGTGAAGCTCCTATGACGAAGGATTTGTGCTGCGATGCCACGATTAGTTTCAATCTCAAGGGTCATATGAGATTGTTCAAACACAGACCAATGATTATGCTTAATACAATAACGAAGTAACCCTGCATAGTTTTCGTTATCTTGGTTACTAGGGTTAGACACTCTAGCAACATATGCCATTGTCTTTTCTGCATCAGGCGTAACAGAAATTAGTTTAACTTTAGAATGGATTGTCATATTGGGGAGCACCATCGAGACGACGAATTTCAGCGAGAGTAGATTTGCGATAACGCTTATATTCCTTAAGAACTTTTGCTAGTTCTTTTGGATTGATCCTAACATTAGGAGCATCTACTTCTGGTGATTCTACCACCTCTTGTGCATCAATGTCAATTGTTTGTTCAGTCATATTATCCTTCTGTAAAATAAAAATGATCTCCCCTACCTGCACACAGTCTCATAACTGAGGCATTGTATTGATCAGTTGTAATCAGTTTTTTAGCAACCTCAAATGCTTGTTTATAATACTTGAACTTTTGTATGTTCTCGTATTTAAATGCATATGATGGTTTTCCGTCTTCTTTAAAACCTGCAAAGGACAAAACCCTCGAAGGATTTTTTAGGTCGTTATATCTAACGACCCATTGAAAGGATGGTGGTTCCATAGTTATGTTATATTAACACCTAAGGTAATCTTAATTTGATCTCCGTTGGAAGCAATATTATATGGTCCATTATCAAATCTTTCAACTAGCAATAGTTCATTACTAGTTGCAGTTGATACATAGTACCCATAAACATTGCCAACTCCAGCAGTAAAAGTAAATGTCTGCTGGGGATATGTAGCAGTGCCAGAAACAATTGTCCACGAAGTTGCAGTCAATGTGATAGGAGCATACCCAGACGCAGAAGCAAGTGCTGTAAAGTCACCATGAATGCTATTCGCGGTGGGTGTTACATCATTTGTATACAGTCTAAGTACAATATCTTCTACAGTTGTATCAGCACCAAGTACATACTGTAGCATTTTTTGTTTACCAATATTTGGTATAATAAGTGCCATTTAATTTTACCTCTTCTTTTTAGTTTCTTTAGGAGCATTCCCCCATAGTTTAGGATTAACTCTGCCTTCAGATTGTTTCCAACCCTTGAGACCTTCTCTGTATCTATCCCAGTAATAATCAAAGATTTCTACTTGCTTGTCTGGGATAACTAAATCATAAGCGATTGCTCCATCAATCTCATAGGTAACTAAGTATGCATTGTATGGCAGAGTTCTATCGTCTGCTAGCGAAGGGTCACAGTTTTGATGGAGAATCTTCATCAGCTACGACCTCCCCATTGAATATTGGGGAAGGTTTCTTGGATGAGAGTCTTGGAAATTCTAGTATATTTTTTCTGAAGATTCTTATCCTTTACCAGACAAAGAACTTCTGCTTCATCTGGGTGTAGATTTTCTAACATACCCAGAAAAATTTGTTCTCTCTTGCTCTGGGTAATGTTTGAACCACCTTTAACAAAGTGGAACATCTTCTTACCCTCATTCTCTAGCAGCAGATGATCTGTTCCTTCTGGTGCAGGATTAGGAGTAAAAGGAACTTCTCCTTCAGGTAGCATAGAAATTACACTCTCGTCATAGTTCCAAATAAAGAGAGAACGAAGAACCTGAGAATTATTTTCTAACAGGATTTGTTTTTTTTCTGCTTTTGTTTTTGCATTATTTACTTTACGAAGAACCTCTGAAATAAGAGGGCGATATGTGTTTGCCATAATAATTAAAATGGTTGTGTGTTACGAAATACAAAATCTTCCATCAACTTATTGAGTTGATGCTGTTGAAAGTATTCTAGTGGGACTTTCCTTTCGTTGCTATTTAGTGATTTGTAATAAGATACAATCTCCGTAGCAAGATGCTCAGGAATACATGAAAGATCGATTAATTTCCGATTTCGTTCATAATTTTCGACAAGTACTTTGTCGGTACAGAATACAGATGGGTCTTGGTTCACCCACTTTTCTAAGTTTTTCTTACTTATAGGTTTCTGTCTCTTACCTACCACAAATGTATCAGCATCAGATAGGAAGTTAGGTATGCCATCTGACTTATCTCCCTTAATGATATGCTCTCGGGCATATGCTTTTGGGTCTGCATGTTTAATCTCTTTCTTAAGAATAGGATTGTATTGTTTTACAAAAGGATACTTTTGTAACTGAATAAAATCTTTGTCACCAGAGAGAATCAATACCTCCTCAGAATTTTTATTTTCTTTCTGAAGTTTAATGTTGCGATACGCTTGATAGGTAGTGAGTGTGCTGATAACATCGTCTGCCTCAGCTCCATATACTTCAACCACTTTGTATGGGAAGTACGTTTTGATTTCATCGCGTATCTTATTCAGAACCTCAAAGATAGCATTCCAATCTAAGTCGGATGCTTCTCGGTCCTTCTTTCTATTCTGTTTGTAATAGGGGAATGCTTCTTTTCGCCAGTAGTGCTTGCTGTCATAAGCTAGAACAACCTCGCCGTACTTGGGAGAGTATTGTTTTTCAAATGCGCGAAGGGCAGTAAGCACCATATGACGAACAAGATTCTCATTTAGAGCATCGCCCTTCAGTTGCATCATCAGATTACTAATCATAATCTGATTCATATCAATAAGAATCATTTAATCCTCGTCGTCGTAGTCCTCATAGTCTTCAGTGTTTTCAAAACGAACTGCTACAATCTCATC